ATGCCCAAACTCAAATATCGCTTTAGAGTGATGTTTGAAAATTTTGGAGCCGCTAGTAACGCTGCACCTGTAACAGAATTAACTAAGCAAGTAATTGACTTTGCTCGCCCTTCGGTTGAGTTTGCACAAATTGATATTCCAATTTATAATTCAACAATTAAAATGGCCGGTAAGCATACATGGGCTGATGTTACATGTAACTTGCGTGATGATGCTGGTGCAAATGTACAAAAACTAGTTGGCGAACAACTACAGAAACAATTAGACTTTATGGAAATGGCCAGTGCCAGTGCTGGTATCGACTATAAGTTTATTACTAAATTTGAAGTTCTTGACGGTGGCAACGGTGCTGTAGAACCAATCGTTCTTGAATCATGGGAATTGTATGGTTGCTACTTGAAATCGGTAAATTACGGTGATGCTAATTACGGTTCCAGTGAAGCAATGACTATTGCATTAACCATTACCTTTGATAATGCTAACCAAATTATTGGTGGCGGTGTTGGCTCAGCAGGTACATTAGTTGGTAGAGCAGGAGACGTTGCTACTGGCGTAACTACTGGACTCTAATGAGTTTTGGACAAGACTTCTTAAAAGGTTTTATTGGCGATAACGGGTTAAGAGATTATACCCACGCTAGTAAAACCTTTCGTACGAACGGATATGAACTTGCTCCTAGACTCAAGTTTCTCTTCCATACATATTTTACTTTAAACACTCAGATACCCGGTGTACAAGAATTGCTTAAAAACGGTGATGCTGCCAGCATAGGACTATCAGTTAAAACAATTGATCTCCCTAGCTATCAAATTAGTGTTGATACATTAAATCAATACAATCGCAAACGCTTAGTACAAACTAAAATTGAATATCAACCAGTTCAAATAACATTTAACGATGACGGTGGTGATTTAATTCGCAATTTGTGGTATAATTATTTAAACTATTATTATAAAGATTCTGCCAATAAGTATGAAGGTGTTGCTAATATAGATGGCACAAGTGGCGACTTACAAACAACACCAGCAGGGTTCAGTTATAACACTAGCGATCTTTATTCCAATGATCGTTTTGTAAATGATTGGGGCTATGCCGGAGAAGCATATAGTGATGGTACATCAAGCCCAGGCGGCAAACCACAATTTTTCAAAGATATTAAAATTTACGGAATGAACCAGCATAAGTTTGCTGCCTATGTTTTAATTAATCCAATGATCACAGATTGGCGTCATGACACATATGACTATAGCCAGGGTAACGGAACAATGACACATACTGTCACGATCCGTTACGAAACTGTAAAATATTATTCAGGCGCAATTGGTGCATCACGTCCAGATACAAACGTAATTGGATTTGGTGATCCGGCACATTACGATCAAGTTAGAAGTTCATTGGCTCGCGAAGGTAGTCAAGCTACATTCTTAGGACAAGGCGGATTACTTGATGCTGGTGTTGGTATATACGATGACTTGTTGTCCGGCAACCCAATTGGCGCGATACAAAAAGCTCTTAATGTAAATGCTACATTGAAGAAAACATCAATAAGCAATATTATTAAAAATGACGCTAAAGCAGTGAAACAAGATATATTACGAAATAGCTTGCCCGGCGCAGTAAGAAATGCGGCTAACTCAGCTCAATCAACAATATTTCCTCAAGCCAAGACTACTACAGCAACACCAACCACACCTAACAATTTTAAAGTATAATTAAATGAGTACTATTAATGCCCCTAACTATAATGTAGATCTCACAGTCCGTGTGTTTGACGAGTTCTACGGATTTGAATCTGTTGTTCCTGTGAACGAATGGGATGCGGTACTAACATATTTTGAATCAATCTACACTACAAAAGAAGCAGCCAAGAATTTTACAACTGCTATATTCAGAGTTGCTAATCAACAAGGCATATCTGCTATGACTTTGTTAGAACAAATACAAACAGCAACCGGTCCAGCAGAATTAAATATAACTATTGCTTACTATCTTAACAACTTGCGTAGCAATAGTACGTTGCTCGGAGTATCACAACCAGTGCAACCAAACTACTATCCGGCCCGCAATGTTAGAGCATGAGCAAGTTTGCACAAGGACCATACACCGTTAAAAACGCCTCTAAGTATGTAGGCAAAGGTGTCCCACGTTACAGATCAGGATGGGAGTTGGCATTTATGCGATTCCTTGACAACAACGATAACGTAATGCAATGGGCAAGCGAATCAATCCAAATACCCTATCGTAATCCTGTCACAGGAAAACAAAGTATCTATATTCCAGACTTCTTGATCACTTATAAAACACGTCAAAATACATTGATTGCCGAAGTGATTGAAATAAAACCTAAAAAACAAAGCGTCATTGAAAGCAAAATGAGCAATAAAGACCGTATGGTAGTGGCTATCAACTACGCCAAGTGGGATTCGGCTACTAAGTGGTGCAAGCGTAACGGATTAAAGTTTAGAGTTATTACAGAGCAAGACATGTTCCATCAAGGTGGAAAATAAGCTACACTATACTATTAATACGGTAAATATGGTATGACTAGAAAATTAGAAGAACTTTTTGACTTACCGTCTAGCACCGCTGACTCAGATGAAACTGTGCCAGATATCGCCACTACACAATACGCTATAACAGAAATTGACAATGCTATAGATAAAATTGACGCCGCACTACCAAGTGTGCGTGGATTAGAATCAAGCGATGGTGAGATGGACGAACTAGCAACCAAAGCAACTGAAACATTCAATGATTTAATGGATCTAGGTATGCAGGTCGACAGTCGTTATGCGTCTGAAATATTTGCTGTAGCAGGTGCAATGCTTGGACATGCCCTTACTGCTAAAACAGCCAAGATGAATAAGAAATTAAAAATGATTCAGTTACAGTTACAAAAAGCTAAACTGGATCTTGACAAAGAAAAACTCAGTGGTAAAGACGAAGATGAAACTGTCGAAACTGCTGAAGGACAAGTGCTAAGTCGAAATGATTTACTTGAACGCCTCATTGGCACAAGGGATCAAAAGAATAAACGAGCATAAATATCGTATAGGGATTAAACATGAAACATTTTAGAGAATATTTGTTAGAAAACGAAAGAGTATACAACTACCGCATTAAAATAGCGGGTGATACTCCTAAAGACATTGTCAAGGCTCTTGAAGAAAAACTTCAACAGTTTGACATTGTTAAAATTTCTGCACCAAAAACCACGCCTGTAATGGCTAAATTAGCAGACTTTCCAGCGTTTGACAATGAGACTGTCACACACATGGATGTAGAGTTCCGCTATCCAGCTATTGAGCCGCAGATACAACAAATAGCACAATTGTTAGGTATTGATCCAAACCGTGTGCGTATGTTAACCGTGCCTTATGAAAACAGCAATGACAAACTGACTGCTGATGTTGAAGCACAAAACAAGGATTTATTAAAATCTCCTTATCCTGCCCCTGATGCTGAGCAAAAGGCTTTGTATAAAGACTATTCAGCCGCACCAGAAGATCACGCAGTAGTAAAGAACACATATCGTAGTGACTTTACAGTAGCCGGTGGTAAGACACCTCCTGCTGTTACTACAAATAGTTTACCAATGGGTAATAAGAGCCCGATGACGAATGTTAAGCGTCCACCAAAGCCGGCAACTGGCTACAACCCACGAGGATAATATAATGAGCTTTTTCTATAACTTAAACAAAACACTAGACGGTATTGCTAACAAAGCAGATACATCACAACTCAATGAGCGTGATATGGGCAAGCACAACAATGCTACTACTGGTTTCAGAGCAGTTGCTGACAAAGCCGCTAAATCATATGGTAGTAAAGCTGCCGGTGAACGAGTAGCAGGCGCACAATTCCAGAAAATGAAAAAAGCTGGACAGTTAGAAGAAGGTTGCTCGTCTTGCGGATGTTCCCCATGTTCGTGTAATGAAGGCAATGCTTTCAGTGGAGCAGTTGCCAAAGCCAAGAGTAATGGCATTCAACCGGGCGAAAAAATTAATGTTGGTGGTAAAGAATATCCTGTAAAAGAAGAAGGTATGTCTGCTGCTGACAAGAGTTTTGCTGCATTAGCAGAACCAAAAGACAAAATTACTTTTGCTGACAAAATTGCCGGCGCAAAGAAAGAAGTAGATGAGATGTTAGGTGATGTTGCCGCTAATGCTATGAAAAATGCCATTGGCAAGATCCGCGAAATTGAAAACGACGACGTTGAAGAAGGTTGGGAAGATATGGAGCGTGATGTATTAAAACGCCGCCAGGATACCAGCAAAATGAAAACAGGCGACCGTATGGCTGGCCACAAACACGATATTGAAAAGACCGATACTGGCATGAAAGTTACTCGCCGTGTTAGACCAGATGGTATTAGTGTTGGCGCAGATGATGATACAGCAGCCAGTGGTGAGAAGCGTGGTAAGGGACGTCCAAAAGGAACTGGTTCTAAAATGGGTGCAAAAGGCCCATCCGGTAAATCAAAGTTGATGACTCGCGAAGATGACGAGTATGATGACGAAGCAGGAATGGCCAAGCAAGACTTGACACAAGCTAAAGATGCAGCCGAAGAATTGCGTAGTATTTTAGCTTCGGATGAGAACTTGCCAGAATGGGTACAAGCAAAAATTACCAAGGCTGTTGATTATTTAGATACAGCCCGTGATTATATCAAGTCTGAAAAAGACGGTGAAGAAGAATTAGACGAGAAGAAAGATGTTAAGCGTGACAACAAAGCCGAGAAAGATGGCAAGAAAGTTACTAAAGATATTGAGTATGACGAAAAGAAAAAAGATGGCATCCACGGTAAGAAGCGTGACTCCGAAGACAACAAAGCAGAAAAAGCTGGCAAGGAAGTAGATAAAGATATTGAACACGACGAAAAAGAAGATAAACCTAAGAAATCTAAAGGCAAGTTTAACTTTGGCGGAAGTGTTTATGAAAACTTAGATGCACAACTTGAAACATTGATCAATGAAGGTATGAATATTGATGTTCATGTGGGTCAAGGTCATGACGGTGGCGAAGATACTAAGAGTATTACTGTTACTGCCGACGGCGATGATGCTATGACATTAGCTGAATTGTTAAAGAGTGCTGGCTTAGGACAAGGTTCCTCAGCAGGTTGCTCCACTTGCGGTCAAAGCGAGTGTGGTTGCAATCAAGTTGATGAGAATAGCCCAGACTGGCCTACCAATCAAGAAACAAGCAATGACGCATTACAATATTCCGGCGGTCTAAACAAGCCTAAGTCAACTGGACAATCAACTACACCTGTTCTGGCAAGTCAATTACGTAGACAAGTTAGTATGGAAGAAAGTGTAAAGATTGAACGTAGTTTATTTGATCTATATAAAGATTTTACAAAATAAGAAACAAGGGAAAAGAAAATGGCAATACAAGTAGTTAATGCGGCAGGCAATGTATTATGGACTTCGGACAAAGTAGAAATTTCTGCGGTAACTGATGTCACATTTCAAATTGGAATAACAGAAATTGGTAATACTGCTAATATCACTGGCAACTTGTATGCTAATGCAGTATCTGTTCCGGCTGGTACAGCAACACAAGCGTATGTTGGTGTGGGAAATCGAATTTATCTTACCGGAACTACCTTTACTGCTACCGCACTCGGAACTACTAGTTCAGCACAAGCCGGTATATCCACTGGCCCAAGTTACACCCCATAATAATTATTATTATGAGAGCTAGTGAGTTCATCACTGAAGGAAAGCGTCCCGGACGCCGGGCGTTAGCTAAACACG